AATAATTTATGGCTCTAATACAGATGAAATGGTGCAAGAAATTAAAGATAGATATGGTACTAAAATGCAAATCTTTATTTACCCTGACCCAGCCTCTAAACAAAGAAAAACATCTGCTGGTGGTCGAACTGATTTAAGTATCTTACAAAATGCTGGTTTTAAAGTTAAAGTTAAACATAAACACCCAGCTATTAGAGATCGAGTCAATGCAGTTAATAGTAGGTTAAAAGATTCTAAAGGAGAAAGACATATTTTTGTTTCACAATCTTGCAAAACTTTGATAAAAGGATTACAACGACAAATATACAAGGAGAATACAAATATTCCTGATAAGGAAGATGGATTCGATCATATGAATGACGCACTAGGATATATGATTGATTATTTAAAACCATTAACCACACAGGCTAATTTTAACTCTCCTACAAGATGGACAATGAAATAGATTATGGCATACACTAGAGATCAAGCAATCGCAGTACATAAAGATTATCAAGAGACAGTTAATAATTGGGAGTATTACATTAGATCATACAATGGTGGCTATGATTATATGGTCGGTCAATATCTGCATAGATATAATTTAGAATTAGATAATGAATTTAATCAAAGACTAGCAAACACACCTTGTGATAACCATTGTAAAAATATCATTCAAATTTATTCATCATTTTTATTTAGAGTTAGACCAAGTAGAGATTTTGGTTCACTAGCTGATGAACCATCAATTAATAATTTTTTAAAAGATGCTGACTTAGAGGGTAATAGTTTAAATTCAGTAATTAAATCTGCTCAAAATTATGCTTCTATTTATGGTCATTGTTTTATGATTTTAGATAAGCCTAATATTACTACAAATACTAGAGCCGAAGAATTAGAACAAGATATTAGACCATACTTATCAATCGTTACTCCTGAAAATGTTTTAGATTGGAATTATGAAAGACAACTCAATGGTATATATGAATTAAACTATTTAAAAATCCGAGAAGAAGTAGATAGACAAGGTGGTACATACATGAGAGTTTGGTATCCTGATAGAATAGATACTATCTATATGCCAGAAAGAGAAGAACCTAGAGTGATAGATACTGTAGATAATATGATTGGCAAAATACCAGCAGTTATTTTATACAATTCTAAATCTCACAAAAGAGGAATTGGTCAATCAGATTTAACTGACATAGCTGATTTACAAAAAGCTATCTATAACGAATATTCAGAAATGGAACAGTTAATCAGATTAACAAACCACCCATCATTAGTTAAAACTCCGAGTGTTAATGCTTCTGCTGGTGCTGGTGCTGTTATTGAAATGCCTGATGAACTTGAACCAAACTTAAAACCATATTTACTACAACCATCTGGTCAGAACTTACAAGCTATTATGGAATCAATTAAAAACAAAGTTGAATCTATAAATAGAATAGCACACACAGGTGCAGTAAGAACTCAAAAGACAGGAATATCATCTGGTGTTGCATTACAAACTGAATTTGAATTATTAAATGCTAGATTATCTGAAAAGGCTGATAACTTACAAATAGCTGAAGAACAATTATTTAGATTATATGCTATGTTCCAAAACACAGTATTTGATGGCGAAATAAATTATCCTGATAGTTTCAATATAAGAGACTACGCAACTGATTTAATGTTCTATCAACAAGCTAAATCAATCAATGTTCAATCTCCAACCTTATCAAAAGAAATTGATAAAGAGATTGCAAGAGCAGTAGTAGATGATGATGAGAAGTTAAATCTAATCTTTGATGAGATAGATATTAAAACAGAAGTTGGAGAATTTACTCAAGACGAAGTTACTGAAGTCGATCAAGAAGTAGCTAGAGAGCAGATATAAAAAAGGCGACCATATAGATCGCCTCTTTGATTAATTAATTAATATTTAGAAATTTTTTCTCACATATTCTTTGATGTTTGGAAAATCTTTTAATTTTTTATAACATTCACTACCAATATCCCAACAACCCATAAAACCACCATCAGTATTTTCTTTTGATTCAGCATAATCCCATTCATCTTTATGAATAAAATGACAGTAATTTCCTAAACCAGCTACAATAGTATAATGTTTTGATTTACCTTTTATACCTTTACCACAAATAACACATTCACTTACAGCACCAACTATTTGATTTTCAATATTCTTTTCATAATGTTCACTCATTTCATCATCAATTTGAATAAGTGGTTTTTTGTAATTTATATCGTTGATTAGTTTTGCCATTGTTCTCTCCTTTTTTTTATATATAAAATTTATTAAAAATTGATATAAAGGTCAAATAAATTAAAACCTAGTAAATGCTAAACTTTTAGTAGAACAAAATTAGAACAAATGGCAGATATAGTCAAAGACGCAACTAAATATCGAATCAAGCAAATAGAAATTGCTGAAGCTAAATATTACGAAACATTAATTAAAACTTTAGATAAAATAGAACGAGAAGTTATAGCTACTGCAAGTAGATTACCTTTAACTGATGGAAAACTAATAGAACTACAATCAGCTATTGCGATTAGACCACAAATAAAAGCTATCCTTGAAAGAGAATATTTAGCATGGTCAGATACAGTTGTTAGAGAGGGTTTTAATAAACAAGCTAAACGAATTGAAAAAGGATTTAAAGCAGTATTAGAGGAAGCTAGAAAAAGAAATAAAATATCAGCAGAAGATTTAGCTAAATTTTCTGAATTAACTAAAGGCGATCTAGCATTAATCCAAAATCTAAAGCAACAATACTTTACGCAATTCAAAGATGTATCAAATACATTTACTAGAAAATTAGCAGATAAAGTTTATCAAAATACATTAATTGGAAGTGAGTTTGCTGTACTTGAAAAAGAACTTAGACAAACAATCAATGGTATTTATGCTAGTTCAGATGACCCAGAAGTACAAAGATTAATTAATTACATTAAAGAAAATGAAACCTCTGATAACCCTAATATACAGGCTAAAGTTGATAAATCAGTTCAAACATTACAATCTAAATTTGCAACAGATCGTGCTGGAGAGAATATGAAAAGATATGCTGGTCAAATATTAAATGACTCATTAAGAGATTTTGACGCAACATTAAACTTTAACAAGTCTCAAGATGCTGGACTAACTTATGTTAAATATTATGGAGATGTAATACCTACAACAAGAGAGATTTGCAGAAATGTAATAAATGGAGTATATGATAAACGTAAAGGTGGACTTTTTACTATTGATGAAGTTAGACAATTATGGGCAAGTCGAAGTTGGTCAGGTAAAAAATCAGGCGACCCTCTTATAGTTCGTGGGGGTTATAATTGCCGACACCAATGGTCTTATGTCAATCCTGATTGGTATGACGAAGATGGAGAACTAATAATATAAATAACAAGGAGTCTACATGACGCAAGAAACAGAGGCAGTTCAGCCGAATAATGAACAAGCAGAATCTACAACTGCTGAAATTAACGAAACAGTAGAAACAAAAACAGCACAAGAAATTAAAGAAATGAAATTTACTCAAGAGCAACTTGATAAAGTTATTTCATCTAGACTTGAAGCTGAAAGAAGAAAATACGAAAAGAAACTGCAAGAAGAAGAAAAACAACGTGCAGAAATAATTAAGCAAAAACAATTAGAAGAAGCTAAGACAAAGCAAGATTTAGAAAAGATCATGCAAGAAAGATTGAAAGAAAAAGAAGAAGAACTTTCAAGATATAAGAATCAAATCAAAAAAGAAAAAGTTGATAATTCAATACTTTCTGTTGCATCAAGCAATAATGCTATTAGCCCAGCACAAGTGGTTGCTTTATTAAAAGATGAAGTAAAATACACAGATGATGGTCGTATAGAAGTAGTTGATAATAATTCTAATGTACGATATAACGCAAAAGGAGAACTCTTAACAATAGAAGATCGTGTTAAGGAATTCTTAGATAGCAACCCACACTTCCGAAAAGGGTCTTTGTCTGGTTCAGGTAGCCAGAGTGCTGTCGGTGGTAAAACTGTTAAACCCTTTAATCTACAGGACTTGGACTTAACAAAACCAGAAGATCGTAAAGCCTATGCAGAATATAGGAAGAAACGAGACTCAGGTGCTGTTGAGATTAATTTAACAAAATAATTAAAGGACTAATAAAATGGCAAACGAAAGCACAAGTTCTACACTATCGGAACTATACACAGAGATAGTAGCAGAGGCTCAATTCGTAGCATCTGAAAAATCCATCATGAGAAACTTAGTTAAAAACTATGC